TCAGGCATTAATAGCCGATATTTCCGGTACCTGTAATACAGCTGTTGGTAGTAAAGTTATGAATTCGAATGTTTCAGGTGATAACAACACTTCTGTAGGAGAATCTGCATTAGCTTGTTTAACTGTGGGTAGTGGTAATATAGCATTAGGAAGTAACGCCGGAAAATTAGTTAGTGGCTCAGCAGCCAATAGCTGTAACGTATTTATAGGTTTTAATTCAGGACCGGTAACAGGCTTCCCTACTAATAAAAAATTATATATCGATATTACAGGTAGTAATAATCCTTTTATATTTGGAGATTTTGAAACTAGACAGTTAACTATAAATTCTCAAGTATCTGCTTCAATTTTTAGCGGCTCTTTTGTAGGAGATGGTTCTAATTTGACAGGAGTAACAGGTGAATGGGATGGTACAAGAGTTGGTAATACTAGCATTACCGGTTCATTCGCAGTATCCGGTTCTACTGCACTTACCGGCACTCTTAACGTATCGGGTGACATTACTGCTGCACTATCTGTACCAGCAAGTAAGGATATTACAATGACAGATTCTTCTAAAATAATAATGGACTCTGACTTTAAAATATATAAAGGTATAGATAATCATTCACATATTGAAGAAAGTGGATCTGGAGACTTAATGATAAAATCTAACAACGAAGTAGAGATTGCATCAGGTATTATGGGTGAACACTTTGCTAGATTTACAAAAGATGCCGGCGTTCAATTATTCCACGACAACGTCAAAAAATTAGAAACAACAGCAGGAGGACTAGTAATAACTGGTTCAATAACTGGAAGTAGCATAACTGTAGGTTCTCTAACTAGCGGTACTAACCCAGCTATACATGCTAAAACTTCTAATACTTCGGAAAATATTTTACTTGAATCTACTGATACTGGAGCAGGTTCAGCTCCTGATTTGGTCTTATTTAGAAATGCTGGAGCACCATCAGATAATGATACCTTAGGAGTAATAGAATATAAAGCAAACCAAATTGGAGGAAGTAATCCTTTTGTATATAACGGAATATACTCAAGAATTATAGATGCATCCCAACAGCAATCAGCTTTAACTATCTCTGCTTTCTACGGTAGTTCGACTTCTCATGCTATAGGTATTCACAATATAGCTGATAATACTACATCTGGTGCAGTAATTGTAAACCCTACAGGATTTGCTCAAGTTCCTCAACATACTTTACAAGTCGAAGGTAATACAAGTATTAGCTCTAGCTTAGTTGTATCAGGTTCTTCAATAATTTTCAAAAACCTACCTACCTCTCAACCATCTATTTCAGGATCATTATGGTTATCAGGAAGTAATCCAGCAACACCTAAATCACAATACTTAATGGTTTTTAATCCATAAAAGCATGCAATTAGTTGTTTATAAGTAATTTTTTAACTATATTATATAAAAATAAATAAATTTTTAACTATGATTCATACATGGAATATAGATGATTTAAAAAGAAATGTAGCAAACGGTTTAATAACTACTGCTTCTTACCACTGTAAAAGTAAAGAAGGCGATATGTTTGCTCAAATAACTTCTGGCGAGATTAACTTAGATTCTAAAAATACTTCAGATTCAGATTTCGTTCAATACACAGACTTAACTCAAAATATTGTTTTAAGTTGGGTTACAGGTAGTTTAGATGTAAACGCTATCGAGACAGCCAATTCAGCTTCGATAGCTACAAAAATAACTAATTACAACTCTAGAACGCAGGAAACAGGACTTCCTTGGTAAGTTATAAATTTTATTAATATGACGGTTATATTTCACATTGATGGTGGTTTAGGTAAGCATATAATGGCCACTGCGTTACTCAAAGTAATTAAAAATAAGCATCCTAAAGATTACATAATTGTAGTTTGTGCATACCCAGATGTTTTTAAACATAATCCAGCAGTAGATAAAGTAGTCAGGAATGGAGAGCACGGTGCTTTTTATAAAGATAATATAAAAGGAAAAGAATCATCCTGTAAACTATACTTTGCAGATCCCTACACTCATTCAGATTTTATTCTTAATCAGAAACATTTATTAAACATCTGGGCAAACCAGTATGGATTAGTTTACAGAGGCGAAACTCCTCAAATTTATTTAACGCAATCCGAAATAGATTACTTTACTCCATTTTATTCTACAGATAAACCAATATTAGCAATACAGCCAAACGGCGGAGCGGACAATCAAGGTTTTAACTATTCTTGGACAAGAGATATACCAGAGCCTACCGTACTTAATATAATAAATGAATTTAAAAAAGATTATACAATAGTTCATATAAAAAGAAAAGATCAAAAAACATACCCCGATACTTTACATGCTTTAGATGGTTTTAGAAGTATAGCGATACTTTTACAGCTAGCAGAAAAAAGACTACTAATTGATTCATTTGCAATGCATCTAGCAACAGCTTTTGAACTTAAATCAACTGTATGCTGGTCTACAACAGAACCTGAAATTTTTGGGTACGATATGCATGATAATATCAAAGCAAATGAATATACTCTACCTGTTGACTTTCCTAATAACCTGTATCAACCATTTTTACTTTCGCAAGATATTACTTCCTGCCCTTACAGCAATTTAGAAGATATATTTACAACACAAACAATTATTAACTCGTTAAAACAGTAAAATGGTATCAATTTCAAATTGGACTTATGAAAATAAACCAGTTAAAAATATCTCAGATATGCCAACAGGTACTTATGGGTTTATATACAAAACAGAACATAAACCCTCAGGTAAGTTATACTTAGGAAAAAAAGTACTATATTTTGAACGTAATAAAAGATTAGGCAAAAGAGCTTTACAAGCTCTTAGAGAAGAGCGTAAGTCTAAAGGTATAGGTGGTAGAGTACCTTTAAAGCAAAAAATAGTAACCGAATCTGATTGGAAAACATATTATGGATCTCATAAAGATATATTAACATTAGTTAAAGAGAGTAAACCAACAGACTTTGAAAGAACTATACTTTATTATGTGCCTAATAAAAAGCTACTTACATATTATGAGTGTAAGTACCTATTTATAAACGAAGTACTAGAAACTCGTAGTAATTATATAAACGATAATGTACTTGGTAAATTTTATAGAAAAGATTTTAATATATGAAATTAAGTAACATTATTTTAAAAGAAGAAAACAGATATAACGACGACGGTTACGACGAAGGAGATATCAAACTAATGGGCGATATGATTCTTCCTACTGGTAAAATGGTTATATTACAAGCAGAAGAAGATACATATAATAGAGGGTTATTAGTAACTAGCAACGAAGATAAAAGTTACGATGTAGCATATTGGGCAGATGATAAAACTAAACCTTATCCAATAGGAATAGAAATAGATGGTAAAGAAGTAGCAAAAGATGCTAAAATAATTAAATTCCTTTTTCACCCTGAAATGAAATAATATGATAAGTTTAAAAAAATTAATAGGTCTTCCATCATTACAGTATCATTTAGATAATGATCTTACGTTACATGAGAATGTCTACCGCTATTCTAGCGAGAGCTTTATACAATTATTTGCTGAAGCTAGAGATGCTTGGAGAGACGGTCTTATAGAACTTAACGAAAACGATTCACAGTTATTAGAAGATACTGATATAGGCCTTTATGGCATTTATCAAGAAGAAAAAATACCTTTAGACTTGCCGATGATAAGTGAAAAGCAAACAGAAGCAGAGCTAAAAGATGCATGGAGGAAGTGGAATAGTAATAACCCTAAAGATCAAATGGATTGGGGTGAATATAGAGAAGAACACGGAGAACATTTAGATGAAGCTGAATACAGAGGTAAAGACGTACCTTTAAATAAACCTCGAAGAGGAGGATCTAAAAAATTTATAGTCTATACTAAAAATAAAAAAGGGAATGTAGTAAAAGTATCATTTGGTGGTACAACCGGTTTAAATGTAAAGATAGATGAACCCGGAGCTAGATCCTCATTTGCAGCACGTCATAAATGCGCAACTAAAAAAGATAAAACTAAACCTGGATATTGGTCTTGTAATATCGGGCGTTATTGGAAATCATTAGGTGGAAAAAGAAACTTCTCAGGATACTGGTAGACCTTATATCGAAAATCAAGATATAAGAACATTTAGTAAAGATATTACTGAAGATGAGCTAGTATGGCATAGAGATTATGAAGATCGTATAATAGAACCTCTTAACGATACTGATTGGAAATTTCAATACGATAATAATAATCCGGAGAGTTTAAAACGACTATTTATTAGAAAGGGTGTATACCATAGACTAATTAAAGGCACCGGAGATTTAAAATTAAAAGTAATTAAACTGTAATGGCAAAATTAGCTATAAGTGATTACACAGGTTCTAAAAGAAAAAAAAGACCTGGTGTACACGCTAAAAGTAAGACATCAAAGCTAAAAAATAGTAGAAACTATAAAAAAGCTTATAAAGGACAAGGTAAATGAAACTTACACAAATCATATTAGAGGGACCCTTAGAATATGATCCTGATTTTAATCGTCAAATAGACAAAGTACAAGATCAGGGTGGTAAGTACTTAGGTTCTGGAGATTACGGGTCGGTCTACCTCCTAAATGGTAAAGCTGTTAAAATCACCACAGATTCGATAGAATTAGACCATGCTGAAATTCTTAAAGGGAAAAAAACTAATAACTTTGTATTTATTTACGATGTTGATCGCTTAGGAGAGAGGTTAGGTATAGTTACAATGGAAGTTATGGGTAAATATAAAGGGGAAATAACTGATGAATTTGTAGATGCTTTAGAAAAAGAAGCTGAGAACTACGGAATTAACCCAACAGAACTTGACATCAGACCAGATAATTTTATGCTCCATCCCAAATCTGGTAAATTAAAAATGACTGACGTATAGTTGTTTATTACTATTATTTTTCGTATATTACTTATTAAGTATATAATATGGATTATACCTTTTTATTAGGTTCACTAGAAAATATATTAGGAAGAAGTAGTAAAAGAGCTAGGAATAATCATGCTTTTCATTGCCCTTTTTGTAATCACCGTAAACCTAAATTAGAAATAAATTTAGTTACTAATGACGAAGGTAAAAACTTTTGGGAATGTTGGGTCTGTAAAACTAGAGGACAGTCTATATACTCTTTAGTCAAACAGCTTAAATTACCTAAAAGCGAAGCACAAGCAGTTCTAAAGTATGTCAAAAAAGGTAAAAAATACGAATATGTAAACGAAGAAGTAGTAGAACTTCCGAAAGAATTTCAAGATCTATACTCAGCAACTACTACTTCTATTATAGCTAATAAAGTTAGAAAATATCTTTATGAAAGAGGACTTACCGACAATGATTTTATTAAATATAATATTGGATACACAACAAGTGGAGAATATGGAGGCAGAATTATTATACCTAGCTATTCTTCATCCAATAACCTCAATTACTTTGTTGGAAGAACTTACGAAGGAGCTTATTTTAAATACAAAAATCCAGAAGCTTCTAAAGATATAATATTTTTTGAAAATTTAATTAATTGGAATAGACCAGTAATTTTATGCGAAGGTGCATTTGACGCTATTGCAATTAAAAGGAATGCTGTACCTATACTGGGTAAGAGTTTATCTCCATCACTTTGGAAGAAATTACTTACTGGTAAATTAACTGACATTTATATTGCATTAGATACTGATGCTCAAACTCAAGCTTTAGAAATAGCTGAAAAACTAATTGCAGCTGGATTTAAAGTATTTTTAATAGAACTATCTGGTAAAGACCCTTCAGAGATGGGTTTCAAAGAATTTACTAAGCTAGTACAGAACGCAACTGAATTAGATTTTACTAAAATAATGTTGCAAAAATTAGATTTATGATTAGGCAAGGAACAAATATCCTAAAAGAGAATTCAAAGAATAGACTAACATTCAAACCAGAATTAAAACAAATAAATTTTTTGGACCGTAGAGTATATAAAAGATCTAAGGATCTTTACTACCCTTCGGTTACTACTATTTTACAGTATATGCCAAAAAATAAATTTTTCGATAACTGGTTAAAAGATGTAGGACATAGTGCTGATTTAATAATGAGAAAAGCAGGTAAGGAAGGTACTCAAGTACATGAAGCAGCTGAATCATTAGTCCTTGGAAAGGAAGTCAATTGGATGGACGACTACGGCAATGCGAAATACTCTCAATTAGTATGGGAGATGATATTAAAATTTTATGATTTCTGGTCAACTTATAAACCAGAGTTAATCTCAACCGAAGAATTTGTATTTTCTGATAAGCATAAATATGCAGGAACAGCTGATTTATTAGTTAAAATGGATGGAGAAACATGGTTATTAGATATTAAAACTTCTAATAACTTACATAGGTCGTACCACCTTCAATTAGCGGCTTATGCTAAAGCATTAGAAGAAGCTAAAGGTATCAAAATAGATAGAACAGGTATAATCTGGCTAAAATCTAGCACAAGATCGTCTTCTAAGAAAAAAGGAGTATATCAAGGAAAAGGATGGCAAATTAAAACTATAGATGAAATAGATTATAATTTTGATTTATTTTTAACAATATATAAGCTATATTTGTTAGAGAATCCTAACACTCAACCTATTTATAAGAGTTACCCAACAACTTTAAAATTATGAAAAAACTAATCAACTACCATCAGGAAATAATGTGGCAATTTATGCAAATGTTTAATTTAGACGTTTACCAACTAGCTTGGATAACATGGTTTAAAGGCCTTATTATAGGCGGCTTACTAGTTCTATTGAGTAGTTGTGGAGTACAGTTTCAATATGGTTTGTTAAATTCTGCGGGTAATGCAGATGCTATATACAGTGCTAAAACTGGAGAAAGTATAACTGTTGATACTTTAAATGAATTTCAATTTAGAAATAAATTAAGAACTGACTTTAAATTTAGATATGATTTTGCTCAATATGCATTAAGTCAACCTAGATCATTTGATTGGAATAATAGAGTTTTAGGCAATAGGTATAATGTTTACAATCCATATTATGGATTTGGGTATAGTAATTATTGGAGCAGAGACATGATGTGGAATGATTGGGTATGGGGTTATAATTCATATTCACCTCATATGTGGTCACCATTTGGATATGATAGATGGGGTTATAACTCTTATGGTTG